AGGACTGCACCACGAGGAGCGCGAAGCATACATGAACTACGCGGAAGCGTGTGAAATCATCAGATTACAGCCGCCATTGAACAAAAAAGGGCTAAGTGACGATAACTTGATAGAAATGTTCTACGCGCTAAATTCTGAATCGAAACAAAGGGAAATGTCAAAAATGCCATCATTTGTATGACCCCGACAGAGTTCTGCGTCCGTGTTCTAGGAATTGTGCCATACCTTTGGCAGTGCGAAGCCATGGAGTCGGTCGCGATGGAACAGCCGACCAGCGTGGTCGCAGCGAACGGCAGCGGCAAGACGGCGCGGCTTGTGGCGCCGCTTGTGCTTTGGTTCCTGCATGAGTTCCCGCGTGGGCAGTGCATTTTCACCAGCGGCTCATGGATGCAGATCGAGAAGCAACTCTGGGGCGCGGTGAAGGTCTATCAGCACAGGTTCCCGCATTGGCGATTCATGAGCGAGGAGCTACGAACGCCCGAGGGCGGCTATGCTTTCGGCTTCTCGACCGATAACCCGGGGAGAGCGGAAGGACATCACCCGAAGATCGGCGGAGACGTGGATCCAGTTTTTCTCATCATTGACGAAGCCAAGACGGTTCCAGACGCTATCTTCGAAGCGTTCGACCGATGCACGCGTAAAATGGAACTTTGGGTGTCGTCACCGGGTGCGCCGCGCGGTCAGTTCTACGACAGCTTCCACAAGAACTCCAGCCTCTACAAGACGATCAGGGTGCCATCGACCGACTGCGCTCACATCAGCGCGGAGAAGCGGGAACTGGACAGAATCAAGTATGGCGAATCACATCCGCTCTACCGCTCAAAGCACCTCGCCGAGTTCACCGAGGACTTCGACCGCTTGGTTCTCGCTCCAGACTTGCTACGCAATGCACTCGATGCACAGCCGAAACCAAACGCTCACGGTGAGATCGTAGCATTCTGTGACTTCGCCGCGGGACGAGATGAAAACGTTCTGGCAATTCGCCGCGGGAATCACGCACGCATCATACGAGCATGGCAGGAGCGGGACACAGTGCAGGCGGCACGCGAATTCATACAGATGTTTCAAACAGAAGGACTCACCGCCGGTCAGATTTGGGGAGACGCCGACGGACTAGGCACCGGCTTCTGTGACCAGTTCGCCGAGCTTGGCTGGCACATCAACCGCTTCCACGGCGGCAAGCCAGCGAGTGAGAAAGACGAATACGCAAACCTGATCGCGCAGGTCTGGCACGTTGCCAGTCGTGAGCTGGAGCGCGGGAGAATACACGTCGGCGAACTCGATCCGATGACATTCTCGCAGATCACCACACGAAAAAGCGAGTGGAATGAGACCGGCAAGTTGAGAGTCGAATCGAAGGAGAAGATGGCAGCGAAAAGCATGAAATCACCGGACCGTGCGGACGCATTGCTTGCTTGCATTGCACTCGGCAGTCGCATCAGCGGAGCCATGACGGGAGCGGCATCGGTTACCACATCGAGGAACACATTCGCCAGTCGAACCGTCCGAGGGTTTAACGCTCTGTAAATTTGAGCTTGCCATTGGCTGCATTGCATGTTATGCCGTTCTCACCATGACCGCAGACGAACGAAAGGGCATCGTAGCGCCTTTGCCAGCTTCCTACCGCACGCAGGACTATGACCTTGCCAATGTAACGCCCGAGCAGGTGCGTAGTATCCTGCGCAACGTGCGCACTGGCAAGCTGGAGGATCAGGATCGACTTTTCCGCATGATGGTCGATTCTTGGTCACGTCTGCGCAAGTGCATCAACGAGATCGCTGGTAATGTCACGGCATTGCAGATCGAGATCAAGCCAGGTATTCGCGAAGGTGCCGAGGAGCCGACACCGCAGGCATTGCAGATCCATGAGACAGTAGAACGAGCGCTTGAATCGTATGCTCCACGCCCAAGCCATTGGGAACTGGACACAAAGGGCATGATGAAGGCGCTCATTGACGCCTACGCGAAAGGAATCAGCGTGGTGGAAATCATATGGCACACCGAAAACGGAATCGTTTCACCGCGCTGCTACGCTCCAGTGCCTGCTAAGTATCTCGCCTATCCATCAGCATCGAATGAGATCGACAGGCTCATGATGGCACCGAACGGCGTCAACTGCGACACGCTCATCGACTTCCCGCCCGACAAGTTCTTGATTGCAATCTGGCAGCAAGGGGGATGTCATCCAATCCACTCGGCAAACCTCCGAGCGCTCACGAAGTTCTGGCTCGGTGCAATTTACGGGCTGGGCTGGTTCATGCAATACGCGCAGTTGTATTCGATCCCGTGGCGACATGCGGAAACAGACGGCAGCGACGAGGCGATGATGAAAGCGCAGGAGATGCTCGAAAACATCGGCACTAGCGGCTATGCTGTCACTGGACCCGGGGTCAAGTTCTCGATCATGGACGGCATCAAAGGTGGTGAATCGCTGCCACAGGTGGCTCTGATGAACGAGTCGGACAAAGCTTGTGACATTCTGATGCTTGGGCAGACATTAACCACAGACGTGGGTGACAGCGGAAGCCGAGCGCTTGGCGACGTCCATGCTACGGTTCGCGGCGACATTTTGCAGGCGGTCGCGACATGGATCGGGCAGGTCGTGACAACACAGTTGATCCCTGCCATCGTGCGGATGAACTACGGCGCAGGAATTGCCAGCGAGGACATGCCTTACGCTGAAATCGTCATTCCGAAGCCAAAGGATGAGAAGGCAATCGCCGAGCGCATCAAGATCGTCACGAAGGACATCGGGCTTCCAGTCTCGAACAAATGGATCTACAACGAACTCGGAATTTCTGAACCGCAAGAAGGCGAGGCGCTTTTCGGCGAAGTCGAAGATCCGCTTCCGTTGCTGCCAGAAATCACCGAGGCGGCACGCGCTGACATTGACCTACGACCGACCGAGGACATGGCGAAGGCAGCACAAGACGCACTTGAGATTCGCAGGCAGAAGCCAGCATCACAGCGTGGTATGACATCGGTCGGCATTGCACGCGCTCGGGACATCTCGAACCGTTCCGAGCTATCAGCCGAGACAGTGAAGCGCATGGTTTCATTCTTTGCTCGCCATGAGGTCGACAAAAAAGGTGAAACATGGGACGAAAAAGGCAAGGGCTGGCAGGCATGGCACGGCTGGGGCGGCGACGCTGGCAGAGAATGGGCAAACGCAAAGCTCAAACAGATCGAGAATGACTGATGAACAGATGCGTGAGGTCGCGGGGCAATGGCTCTCGCCGGTGGATCAGATCTTTGCTGACCTGATCGACAAGAGCTATACCATGACGGCAGGCGCATTTCAGATCGAAGTCGAGCAAGTCATCGAGCGCATTCCGCAGTTATTTTTCCTACTCGACAAACGAGCGCTTGAAACGTCGCTGGAGAATGAGATCGGCACGGCAATCGTCAAATCACTGGAGCGCGAACTATGAAGATCACCATAACAGCCACAGGACTCGATCCAGTGAAGGCATCGATGATCCGCCTACAATCGGCATCGGTGCGCAAGGTCGCGGTTCTCACCGGCGCTCAGGATGCTCTGGAAGTCGTCGAAAAATACTACAACATGAACGGATCGAGGCTTTGGGAAAATCCATCGCTTCCGACTCATGGTCCAGGTAGGAAAAAAACTCAGTGGTGGCGCAAAGTCTCAGGAAGTTGGTCGATCATGGGAGCGAGTGGATCAGGCGTGACGCTGCGCAGCAAAGGTGCCATAGGATTCTCACACAAAGTCACCGGCGGGACGATCACCGCGCGACGTGCAAAGTTCCTCACGATCCCGATTGTGCCAGAGGCGCACGGGCTGACAGCTCGGACATACAGCCGAACAATCGCCCCTCTATTCGCGGTCAAGGGCGTGCTAGCGCAGGCAGATGAAAACTCTCCCACCGGTATCAAGCCGGTATTCGTAATGAAGAAATCCATCACGCAGAAGCCATGGAAGAACGCGCTGCCACCGGAGCAATCCTACATTAACGCATTCGCGAACGGAGCGCTTCAAAGCATCATTGCGCAGGTCGAAGGCACTACTTAATAAAAAGTAATTACAAGCCAGAATCGGGTGGTAATCTTCTATTCGAAATGGCGAACGAAATCATCAGTGCATCATTCCAGACCGAAGTGGAAGCTTTGGCTGAGAGCATTGTATATCTCCCTGAAGGCGAGCATGAAATTCATGCCACCGTCAATGGCAAGGCTGCCAAGCGCAAGGTCACGGTCGATGAGTCGATCCTAGCTGCATTCGCAAGCGACTTGCAAGCTCGCCAATCTCGCAACGTGCGACCATTCGCAGGCTTCGATCACAAAGCCGGTCCTGCATCATTCATCCCGAAAGAATTCCGATACGAATCAGGCGTCGGTCTGGTTCTCGAAATCGAGTGGACGCAGGCAGGCAAGAGCGCCGTCGAAGGCAAGGACTACTCCTACTTCTCGCCAAACTTTCTACTCGCAAACGGAACGCCAGCAGGTCTGCCGACACATGGCGAGATCGGTTCGCTCGTTAACGAGCCAGCATTCGAGGCGATGGAAAAGATCGCCGCATCATACAACGAAACCAATATGGACATCAAACCACTAATCGAAC